CTGTAAGGAACAGCGTGCCAACTTCATCCGCGTGACCGACAAGTTCGGCCTTAGCGATGAAGAGGAAAAGGACTACGAGACCAGCCTCGAGCTCGGTATCGGGATGATCCGCTGGTACGTCAAGAACCACCTTCCGCAAGGAATGTTTGCCCCTGTGGAAGTCGAGGCGAAGTTCCGCGTGCCCGTCCTCGACGAGTTTGGTAGCCAGTTGTACTGTAGGTGCAACCGTTGTCGTGAGAAGGCCTACCAAGCCTGGATAAGAGAGAATACGACGGGTCTTCCAAGTGATGCTGTTCTTAGCCGTGCTACGTGGCAAGAGCTCGTATACAACGAAGGTTGGATAGGCCTTCCTGTCGTCTACGAAGGTCGCATCGACGCACTGATGCAGGACCAGTTTGGCGGTTACTGGATCGTCGACTGGAAGACGACAATACGAATGATGTCCGCTGATACGAGCGTCGCAGAAGTTATCCTCGAGACAGACGACCAGATCGAATCCTACTGCTGGGCGTTGCGCGTCATGCTCGGTCTCAACATTCGTGGCTTCATGTATGTCGAGCTGCGGAAGGACTTCCCCAAGCCGCCGACACGAAACAAAGTCGTCCGTCTAGGGTGTTCGTTCTCCGTAAGCAAGTCGCAAGGAACAGACTTCCAGACGTTCCGAGACACAGTCATGGCGCAAGACCCGATTGCCTATCGGGACGGCCTGTACAACGACTTCCTCGACTGGCTAAAGGAGAACGGAACGCGCTTCATCGAAGTGCACAAGGTACCGAAGCCTCCTCAGACCCTTGACAGCGTGGGACACAACATCTTCCTGCAGGCTCGAGAGATGATCAACTCGCCTGCAATCTATCCCAGCCCAGGTCGGTTCGCATGCTCTTGGTGTGCGTTCGTTAGTCCGTGTATCGACAAGCGCGCAGGTCGTGATTACCAGTACGCGATCGACACGATGTACGAAGTCAAGCCGCGGTACTACGAGCTCCAAGAGCCTAGTACAGATAGGCGTGTCTAATGAACATACGAGACATGTCCTACGGCGAACTAGCTAGTCGCAAGAAGAAGTTGGAAGAAGTACTCGAAGTCCTTACTCACTACGACCTCGACTCCGTATGTCAAGAACTCGGTGAGATCAACTACCTACTCGCACCCGACAAGTACGCATAAGGAGGACAACATGCCAGGCATTGACGACGACCTGTTTCCTGCGGGTATCCAGCCTGCAACAGCTACGGTAGTAAAGGAAGAGCCTTCCGATACAGCTGTCGCCAGTCAGGAACTAGAAACTCGACTGCAGCAGGACGAGACCAGGAAGCAGCAACTAGGTCCTGCAAGGCAGTTCGCAGGTGTTCCGATGGCACCGATCCGTACTATCGAGGTGTTCAACACCAACACCTTGCTGTACGGTAGGCCAGGAAGCGGCAAGACCTTCCTGACGGCGACAGCTCAGCTGTCGAAGCACATGGCGCCGATGATGTACGTCTCCTGCGAGGCAGGCTCGTCGACAATTCGGCAGGTCTCTGCAGACATCATGATCCTTCCCGACCCCACGGTTGCTGGCTCGGTTACCTGGGAGCAGTTCGAGGCGATCTACGACGAGCTCGACAGACAGTGCTACAACACGAAGGACGGTCCCGAGTTCCGAACCGTAGCAGTCGACACGGGAACCGAGCTACAGAAGATCAACATGGAATGGGTCATGAAGCAGACTCTGGCTGCTCACCCGGACCGTGACCCTGACGTTCCAGGTCTTCACGACTGGGGTAAGTCCTCGAACCGTATGCGTACAGTCATTCGCCGGTTCCGCGACTTGCCAATGAACTTCATCTTCGTTTGTCACGAACAGGAAGACCGTGACAACAGAGGCCTTCTCTGGAAGAAGCCAGACCTCCCAGGGAAGCTGACGAACCAGGCAGCTGCCTTCTTCGATCAGGTAATGTATCTGTACACCAAGCAGGTCTCGGAAGGAGACGAGACCTCCGCATCGAACATCAAGCGCGTCCTGATGACGGGCGCACTCGAAGGGTACGTGACCAAGGACAGGTCAGGAAAGCTCCCCCTGCTCATGGTCGACCCGAGCATGGACAAGATCTTCTCACTCATCACAGGAAGCTAGAACACACATGTCAGTCAAAGTCAACGTCTCAGATCGCGAAGACTCTGCAGGTAGTTACCAGCCGCTGCCCTCGGGCAACTTCCGCTGCGTCATCACCGACGTCGACCCTCGTGAGAGCCAGTCGGAGGCCAACCCTGGCAAGCCGATGCTCTACTTCACGATGACGGTCCAGGACGGTCCGTACGCGGACCGCGAGATGGGCGTCAACGCTTGCCTCTGGGAAGGCGCGCTGTACACGATCATCAACCTGCTCAAGGCGATCGGCGAGTACGAGAACTGCAAGGACGCGAATGGTCTCGACATCCCCGACGCACCCGAGTTCTACCTGGGTCGCGAGCTCAACGTTCGTCGCGGCGTCAACAGGAAGACGAAGGAGAAGAACCCCGAGGACGACCCGGCGAGCTGGATCGAGGTTCGTGGCTTCTCGAAGTACGAGAAGACCGCAGGCGCCGACGGCAGCGTCCCGAGCAAGTCTTCCAACCTTCTCCCATAGCTGGGTCTGCCTTCTTACCTCCTTGTAAGGCAGGCCCAAATAGGGCGGCCGAGTCGCGGGGCTTAACAGCTGGCCGGCATTACTCCGTTTCATCGGCGTTCAGGAACCCCCCCACCTGAGCGTGCCGATAGCAGAGAGCGACTGGACGGGCCGGAAGCCGCCTACTAACACGAATTGAGATGAGGAGCTATGGATGCCCGGGCTAACTTCCTTTTTCCAATCTGTATACGGCAATACAACGGGCTACATGTGCATTGCTTCTCGTAAGACCGGTGGACGTTTCACGGAGAAGTTTTTCGAGTATCCAGGGCAAGTCAATGACGCAATGGCATTCATGCGCACCAAGACGATGGTTGAGAACGTTTACTTCTGTCCTCAGCTCTTGGTGGAAAAGAAGAGGGTCAAGTCGAATGTGGATCTTGTTCAGTGCGTTTGGGCGGATCTTGATGACTGTCCTCCGAATCGTCTACTTGTGCATCCTTCTATTGCTCTACAAACTAGCCCGGGTCGTTACCAGGCGATCTGGACGCTTGCCGAGCCGGTGGCAGGAGAAGACGCGGAAGCGATAGCACGTAGAGTCGCCTACGGACATTCACAAGAAGGATCGGACAGATCAGGATGGGACCTTACACAGCTACTCAGGATACCGGGAACACTCAACTTTAAGTACATGGACGGCGGGGAAGTTCCCCAAGTAGAAGTTCTTGAGTGGAACCAGACCGCGTTCACGCTTGCAGACTTCAAGGGTTACCCGCAGGTCGAAGGGTACGAATACCTAGACATTCCCTTCCCGGACTACGTTCCTGAAGAGGGCGAAAAGATACTAGAGCGGTTCAGATTCCGAATCAACGGTGCTGCCTTCACGATCTTCCACAGGGAGCCCGAGAGGGATCGTTCCGCCGTGTTGTTCCGGCTCGAGATGTTCTGTTTCGAAGCTGGAATGAGTATGGCAGAGACTTTCCAGGTCTGTCGCGATGCGATATGCAACAAGTTTCGTGACGACGAAGTAAGACTCTGGAAGGATGTCTGCCGAGCAAGGTCGCGGTTTGACGAGAACAGGAAGGTACAGACTCTTCCACCGTCGGGAGAGCAGCCAATCCTGAGTGACGCAGAGAAGAGAATAGTAGGACAGCTTCCACCGACTTTCATAGACAGGTATGTAGAGTGGGCGAAGACAGTAGGCGACGCTGCAGAGCAGTACCATGTAGCTACCGCTTTTGTGGTACTGTCATCCCTGCTAGCGGGGTCTCTGAGGATTCCAACGAGCTTTGGTGTTATCCTGCCCAACCTATGGTTCCTTATTCTCGCCGACACGACCCTGACGAGGAAGTCGACAGCAATGGAGCTAGGTGTAGACCTAGCTATGGAAATAGACGATTCGATTCTGATGGCGACGGACGGATCGCTAGAGGGATTGATGACAGCTCTACAGACTAGAGCAGGAATGCCATCGATCTTCCTGCGTGACGAGTTCACTGGTCTAGTAGAGCAGATGCACAAGAAAGACTACATGTCAGGCTTGCCTGAGTTCTTCGCCAAGATTTACGACGGCAAGATGATGAAGCGACTCTTGAGGAAGGAGGAGATTACGATTCGGGATCCTCGCTTGATCGTGTTCGGAGGCGGCATCAAGTCAAAGATGACACGCATC